CTTGATACTGCTGTTGATAATGTAATGTCTCGTTCTGATTCTGAACGTGGAGCAGAAAGATCCATTCAAATTAGAAAATCACAACAAAAAGAAAGAAATCAACTCAACGAAGAAATAAACAAAACACAAAAAGAGATTGCGAAGCTAACAGAAGAAAGAGTGCCTCTTAGTGTGGAATTAAGAAAAGCTGAATCTGATTTTGGTCCTATCAAATACGTGGCTGAACTCATCTATGGTTCTGGTGAAAAAGATATTATTGACAAAGCAGTTCGTTTGGTAATAATATTAATTATGATTGTGTTTGATCCTCTGGCTGTGTTACTATTAATTGCAAGTAATATTTCAATGGGTGTTCGTGAAGATAAGAAAGCAAAAAGGAAGGATGATGAGAGAGATCAAAACCCGGTATATCAAAGAGTTCAAGAGGCAAAAAAGAAGCTTGAGGAACGAACTGATCCGCCTGAGGAAGAAGTACCCAGGGAAGAAAAATCAAGACCTGAGGAAAGGCCTGATGAAGTGGTACAGGTTCGTAAAGAAAATGTCATTGTCATAGATGAAACATCGGGCGAATCAATACCACCACTGAACCCAACAAAAAAACTTGAACCTAAATATGATTACGATGAACCTCTAGCATTTAAAGAGAAGGATAATAAATGAGCATCTTAGATAAAATCAAAAAGAATAGCAGCATTAAAGAATCTGCTATCTTGTCAAAGTCAAAATTCTTTACACAGAAGGATATGATTCCTACTTCTGTGCCTGCAATCAATATTGCATTGAGTGGTAAACTAGATGGTGGATTAACTCCCGGTCTAACTATGTGGGCAGGACCATCTAAACATTTTAAAACTGCATTTAGTCTATTGATGGCTAAATCATATTTGGACAAATATGAAAATTCCGCTTTATTGTTTTATGACAGTGAGTTTGGTACTCCTCAATCTTATTTTGATTCATTCGGTATTGATACCGATAGGGTGTTACATACTCCTATTACTGATATTGAACAATTGAAATTTGATGTGATGAATCAATTAACAAATCTCGAACGAGATGATAAGCTTATCATTGTTATTGATTCTATTGGTAATCTAGCATCGAAGAAAGAAGTTGAAGATGCTCTAGATCAAAAATCTGTTGCAGATATGAGCAGAGCAAAACAAATCAAGTCTCTATTTCGTATGGTGACACCACACCTCACGATGAAAGATATACCAATGATCGTTGTGAATCATACATACAAAGAGATTGGTATGTTCCCTAAAGATATTGTTGGTGGTGGTACTGGATCATATTATTCTGCTGATAACATCTTCATTATTGGTAGACAACAAGAAAAAGAAGGACAAGAAATTGTCGGTTATAACTTCATAATTAATGTAGAAAAGAGTAGATATGTTAAAGAAAAATCAAAGATACCTATTTCTGTATCCTTTGACGGTGGTATTAGCAAGTGGTCTGGTCTATTGGATATCGCACTCGAAAGCGGTCATGTAACTAAACCAAGTAATGGTTGGTATTCTCGTCGTGATGCTGATGGTGTGTATGAAGATAAAAAGTTCAGACTAAAAGATACAGATACCAAAGACTTTTGGCTTCCTGTATTGAAACAAAAGTCCTTCCGTGAATTCATCGAAAATAAGTATTGTATTGCGAATGGAGAAATTATTTCCGATGATGCAGTGGAAGAAGTGTTTGATGTTGAAACTACAAACGGAGCATAAATGACAGAAGGATTAGACTATTGTTTCATCTATCCCAAAGATGATCCACAATCTGTGCATGTTCGTCTATTAAATGGTAAATACAAAGATACCATATTCAAATATGGTAAAGTGAAGTTTGAAGAAAGACATGGGAATGTGTATTTACTTTTTGCATACGATGTGCTAGAATCTACAATTGATACGCCTAAGAAGTTGGAGAAAGATGCAGAGTTTAAAAACTACTTAGGCGATTTATTGATAGAGATCATGTCGGGCAATCTTGAACAGGATATAATTGATGAAACTGGAACAGACGATACTAAAGAATCTGATTTACAATGATGAATATCTACGAAAAGTTATTCCTTTTCTAAAGACAGAGTATTTTCAACATGGTACTGAAAGAATAATTTTCAATGAAATTTCATCATTCGTATCATCTTACAATGCTCCACCAACGATTGAAGCTGTTACACTTGCCATTAAAGAGAAGAAAAATCTTACAGATGATCAAGTGGCGCAATGTGAAAGTTATCTACATGAAATTGTCGAAACTTCAAAAGAGACTTCCAAAATCGAGTGGTTACTTGACAAATCCGAAATATTTTGTCAAGAAAAAGCGATATACAATGCTGTCTTGGAATCTATTTCTATACTCGATGGAAAAGACAAAACTAAAGAAAAAGGTGCAATACCCAAGATATTGGCTGATGCATTGGGTGTAGGTTTTGATACAAACATTGGTCACGATTACTTAGAAAACTCCGATGAGCGATATGAATTCTATCATAGAAAAGAAGAAAGAATTCCATTCGATCTAGAATTCTTTAATAAGATCACAAAAGGTGGTCTACCCGCAAAGACATTGAACATTGCACTAGCGGGTACTGGTGTTGGTAAATCTTTATTCATGTGTCATGTTGCAGCAGGATGTATGGTGCAGGGAAAGAATGTTCTCTACATCACAATGGAGATGGCAGAAGAAAAGATTGCAGAGCGAATCGATGCAAATCTATTGAATGTAACAATTGATGAGCTTGCAACTTTATCCAAAGAAATGTATGACAAAAAAGTTGAAAGAGTAAGAAAGAATACTACAGGAAAACTTATCATCAAAGAATATCCAACCGCAGCAGCATCTACTGTACATTTCAGGACACTTTTAAATGAACTTCATCTCAAACGCAGCTTCACTCCTGACATTATTTTTATTGATTATCTTAATATTTGCGCCTCCGCAAGAATCAAAGCAGGAGCAAATGTCAACTCATACACCTATGTCAAGTCAATTGCCGAAGAACTGCGAGGTCTTGCAGTTGAGTACGGAGTTCCAATCGTCAGTGCTACACAGACTACAAGAAGCGGATTTACTTCATCTGATCCCGGGCTCGAGGACACAAGTGAGTCTTTTGGTCTGCCAGCAACCGCAGACTTGATGTTTGCTTTGATAACATCCGAAGAACTTGAAGCCTTGAATCAGATTATGGTCAAGCAGTTGAAGAATCGTTATTCTGATCCTACGACACATAAGAGATTCGCTGTTGGTATTGACAAATCAAAGATGAGGCTGTATGATGTTGAACAAGCAGCACAAAATGGTATAGTCGATGCAGGTAAAGTTGACGATAAGCCTCTGAATAGTTTTGGTGATAGAGAAAGACTGTCGGGTAAGAAGAATAAGTTTGGTGGCTTCAAGGTATAAATATTCGAATATCATTTTGAGGTACTACCATGGGAATAAATGAAAAATCACTACTAGCAGAAAAAGCCGCATATAAAAAAGTAAAAACGCTTTTAGGAAATCCTGAAGAATTTGCTGTTCCTGCAGGATTTGGAACAGGATTTCCTGATTTTGGATTTACCATTTATATTAACAAAAAACGTGTTGATTTATTCTTTGAATACAAAGCAGACTACACGGCGCAAATGGGTTCAATGAGGAATTGGACATTTGACGGAGCAGAATTTGATGCTCCTGATGCTGATACTGATACAGATAAACAACAACTTTTAGAAGTAATGAATGCCACACCAAAAGCAATAGCTAATGGAAAAAGATTACTAAAAGACTTCAACTTATACTTCGATACTCCACAAAAACCAATGTATAAGTTTAAAAAAATATCTTCCGGTATGCTTTCTGTAGAAAAAAATCTCCCAACAAGGAGAGTTAGACTTGAACATTTTGCAAACAATACAGATAATTATTCAATTGCAAGTATTAATGATTCTACCTTAGGACAAAAAGTTTTAGATCACTATCATAAAAAATTTCATGCCAATTTAAATTCTGATGCTGATCATAGTATTATGTTTATGATGCTAGATGACACAATATGGTTTTTAGAAGAAACAGGAAACTTAACTTATCCAGAAAAGAAAATGGTTTCTGACTTATTTGGTGCAACGCAAATAACGGTGCTTAGAGAATTGGTCGCAAAGTTAGAAGTTCGTATTCAACCTAGAGGACTTAAAGATAAAAGTAAACCTACATCAATAGATGTTATGGCTAATTTTAGACTGTCTAGAAAACCTGCAGGCGGAATTAAAGTATGAGTTTATCTCATGATATAAAAAATATATTGGATGAGTATGATGAACCCGAAGATGACTTTGGATTTTCTGCTGTATCCGAAGAAGAATATAATTCAGTAATCAATAAAACTGTTGAAACTGCCGATGATTATAAAACAAGACTCAATGAAGTGGAAAAATTAATTATTCCATTTTTACAAAAGCTATACAAAACCGCAGACAAAGAGTACATTTATTGGCCAAACAGAAAGCCTGTCATTGAGAAGCAGATTGAAAGAATACTCAAACTCACAAGAGGCTAAAAATGTTTACAGTAACAGAATCCGCAGCAAGCAAAATTAGAAAAATTATTGATGAAGAAGATCCTAACCTTAAACTTAGAATTTTTGTGCAAGGTGGTGGATGTTCTGGATTTAAATATGGATTTTCATTAGAAGAACTTCCTCCAGCAGATGATGATTTTGCTTTTGAGAAAGATGGAATACAAGTAGTTATTGATAGTATGAGTATGCAGTATATGAATGATGCTGAAATTGATTATGAAGAAACGCTACTAGGAGCAGAGTTCAAAATAAAAAATCCAAATGTATCAGCGACTTGTGGGTGCGGATCATCATTCACGGTATAAAAAAATGTCAGACGATATCAAACCAGACTTTAAAAAATTTAAAAATAAAAAGAAACTTACAGTACCAGAAGAATTTTTAGATAATGCAAAAAGTTATGAAGATAAGCAGATGTTGGTAAAGATATTAACAGAAAGAGAAAAAGGAAGAGTCCTATTAATAATTAAATCAATGCTGGCCGACGCTGTAAAATCAAGAAACCGAAAATGAAACAACTACTTGAAATACTACCTAAAATCTTAGGTATGATGCCTGAGATTGTGAAATATATAAAGTATATTCCAATCATCATGCTACTGGCCGGTATAGCATATGCGGTGTATTATGTAACAAAGAACTACAAAGATCCTTACATGTGCCATGATAATGAAATATATGAACAGATTTCAATTACTTCTGGTGTTTATAAATTTAAAGGTGGGTATTGCATAAGCGATAAGTGAGGTTGTTATGAGCTTTTATGATTTTTATAGTAGCGTTAGAGGTAAATTGGAAAGGAGAGCGACAGGATTTGATTACATTTTTGATTATCTAAAACAGATAAAAAATCCAGTAATAGTTGAAACTGGTTGTGCCAGACAAGAAAATAATTATGGTGGAGACGGACAAAGCAGTATTCTATTTGACAGATTCATTCATGATCATGGTGGAGAATTTCACACTATAGATATTTCAGAAGAAAATGTCAACTATTGTAAAAGAAAAATATTAAGTTCAAATAGTCAAATATATTTAAATGATAGTATCACTCAACTAAAAATACTAAATGATGAGTTTCAGAAAGAAAATAAAAAAATTGATTTTCTTTATCTAGATAGTTTCGATGCAAGCACTATAGATACTCACATTACAGCAAAAAGTGCATTACATCATTTATACGAATTTATTACTATATTACCATCATTGAATTCTGATGCATTAATCGGTGTAGATGATAATTGGTACGAAATCCACGATAACAATACGTTACTTGAAGGAAGTGTTTGTGGGGGGAAAGGTCAATTCATTTTCGATTACATGAAAAGAATTGATAACAATCCTTGTTATAATGGTTATCAAATAATTTGGAAATATTAATATGAGTGCTGTTGTCATTTTACCCACCACGGGTGCTCCTGAAGTTCGTCATGCAATTGAAAGTGTTCTAGCACAAACTTATCCGACAACTTGTTATGTTGTCTGTGATGGTAATCAATTCAAAGGTAAAGTCAAGGTTATTGTTGACAATTACCTATCAAATAAAAATATCAAAATCTGTTTCTTACCAGAAAATGTTGGTGCAAACGGATTCTATGGCCACAGAGTTTATGCAGCATTCTCTCATCTAGTGAATGAAGATTATGTTTCATTCTTAGATCAAGATTGTTGGTTCGAACCAAATCATATTCAATCCTGCGTAGACACCATTCAAAAAAATAACTTAGAGTGGGCATACAGTCTAAGAAAAATCACAGATAAAGAAGGAAACTTCTTATGTAATGATGATTGCGAAAGTCTAGGTAAATGGCAAGCATGGACTAATGTTCACCATATTGATACAAACACCTATTGCGTTCGCCGTGATGTTCTGATAAGATTAGCATCAGCTTGGCATGGTGGTTGGGGTCAAGATAGAGTATTCTTTCACACCATTGCTTCACACTTTAAAGAATGGGATTGCACAAAAGATTACACCGTAAACTATATGCTTGATGGTAATCAAGGATCAGTATCGAAAGAATTCTTCGATCAAGGTAATAAAGTGATGTATGATTTTTATAAAGGAAAACTTCCTTGGCGAAAAGATTGATAGTAGGTAAAACTAGTTTCATAGGAAAAGAACTAGCTAAACTGAAGAATTATGATATCGTTGCATATAAAGATGTTCATCATGTTGATTTTTCTCAATATGATGGCGTAATTAATTGTGCATTGAATCCAGTATTCAAAACTCAAACATATGATGAAACGATTGATGTTGATTATGAGATAGCAAGACTTGCATATGAAAATAACTGCCATTATGTAATGATATCAACTAGAAAAGTTTATGGTTCATCATCAGAACTCAAGGCATACACTGAAGAAAGTCCTACGAATCCATTTGACTTTTATAGTGAAAACAAGTTAATATGTGAGAAAAAGATTCTACAACAGTTTGGAGATAAGACTGTTGTTGTTCGTGGTTCTAATCTTTTTGGTTTTGAATTAGGAAGACAATCATTTATGGGTTTCTGCATGGATCAATTGAAACATAGCGAAAAGGTTATATTTTCAATCGGTCAAGAAACAAAAAGAGATTTTATTGACATATACACTTCATCTTTTCTGTTAGATTTAATCTCAAGAAAAAAATTAACAGGAATATATAATTTAAGTTCAAATCATGGACTTGAAATAGGTAAAGTAGCAAAACATCTGATTCGTGGTTATGGTAAAGGTGAGTTTTTATGTACCAGTGATGTTATCAAAGAACAGTTTATCATAGACAACACAAAACTCACCGAAGAACTAAGAGTATCTCTTAACCCAATTTACATCACTGCTGTTATTGAAGATTTAGGAAAAGAATTATGCAAGATATGATTATTAGTGCTGTGTCCGAATATGGATACGACAAAATGAAATATTGGATCAATTCAATCAAGCAATCTGGATTTCAAGGTAAGATTGGAGTAGTTGCATTCAATATCAAAGATGAAACACTTGAAAAATTAAAATCTGAAGGTGTTGAAGTTTATCTAACAACAAACAATCGTAATAAAGATAATGATGGTTATTTGTTCGCAGAAGGCTTGACTTATCAAGTTCCTATGCTCAGACACTATTTTTATTGGGCAGTACTATCTGAAATGAAAGACATTCGCTATGTCATTTCTACAGATATATCTGATGTTGTGTTTCAACTGAATCCTTCTGTTTGGCTAGAAAATCATCTAAGCGACAAAAAACTAAATTATGGATGTGAAGGTCTGTTATATAAACATGAAGCTTGGGGCAATGAAAATATGTTACATTGTTTTCCGCAAGTTTATGCTTACATGAAAGAACGACCAATTTATAATGCTGGCTCCATGGCTGGCGAATTTGAGATGTTCAAAAACTTTTCACTTGCTGTTTCTTTAGCAATTAATAATGTTCAAAATCCAACACCAGATCAAGCCGGTGTTAATGTCATGTTATCAATTGAACCATATAAGTCTGTTACCAAGTTTAACGACCATGATACAAATTGGGCATGTGAATGTGGGACTACAGTAGACCCAAGTAAAATAAACAGCTTCAGACCCTTCCTATTGAGTCCTGAGCCTATCTTTGATGGGGAATATGTTTATACAAGCAAAGGCGAGAAATATGTAATGGTACACCAATACAACAGAGTGCCAGAATGGAAAGAAAAGATTGAGAGAAAATATGGATAATAACATTTCAGTAGTTACAGCATTCTATGACATTGGTAGAGGTAACTTACCAAAAGTTAAACATGGTAGAGAATTGCCATGGTATCAACACAGAGGTGTAGATACCTATTTTGATTTTTTTGAAAAATTAGCCAAACTTCAAAATGAAATGGTGATTTATACGACACCTGACTTTGAAGATAGAATAAGCACAATAAGAAAAAATCATGGCCTAGAAGAACTGACGAAAGTTGTTACTACGGAATCTTATTTGCCTGAAGGCTTCGAACTGACAAAGGCCATGGTGCAAAAAGTGATGGATGATCCTAGCTATTATGGTAAGGTAGTCAACCCACAACTCATAGAATATTGGCATGCCGATTATGTCCTCGTGAATATCTTTAAATCTTGGTATGCAGTTGATGCTATAAAAAGAGGTTTAATTCATAACGACCTAACTGCCTGGATTGACTTTGGGTATGTGAGAAATGATATGGTGATACCCCCAAAAAACAAATGGTCATACAATTTCGACAGAGAGAAAATACACTTCTTTAATCAGCATCCCATCGATAAGTATAGGTCAATTGATAGTATCATTTATACTGGAGATGTTTATATTCAAGGTTGTCATATTGTAGCTGGAACTGAAAAATGGAAACTACTAAAACAACTTGTATTGAAGAATGTAGAACTCTTGCTTGAAAATAATTTAATTGATGATGACCAAACACTTCTTCTAATGTCGTATCTATCAAGTCCACAAAATTGTGAATTACATCCTGCTGATCCAAATGATTGGTTCAGAATATTCAGAACATATAATGATCACACATACGATGACGCATGATTAAAATAATTTCACCAAGAATTCATAATCTAGGAGACTTCATGAATTGTCTTCCTGCGTTATCTGGATTCTACAATAATTATGGAGTAAAAATAAGTCTTAGCATTTGCGATAGACTGCAAAGATTTAGAGGAATAAAAGAACTTTTGATGCATCAAGAAATGTTTCATGATGTTAAATTCCTATGTGAAGAATCTAATATACCAGAAAAATATATTATACTAGATGACACTGGACCAATTATTGATACTTCGGATGTCAATCCTTATGTAACACAAAAATATGCAAGTTTCATCAATATACAACCAGACTCAAATTTTGAACTAAAAATTAAAGATATTGAGGTAGAAGATGTTGGAGATAAAGTCATCATTGGAGATAGATGGTCACCAAAAGATGCTCCAGATGTAGATGAAAGACGATACTCAAATATGATCGAAAGTGAACAAATTGTACCAAAAGAAAATGCACATTATCTTGATTACAATAAAGATTTGAATTATAATCTAAATCTCATTAAGAAAAATAAGTATCCTTTAATTACCACGTTTACTGGAATTGGAATCCTTGCAGATTTAATGAAAAAAGATTTATTTGTTTTGTGGGGCGATGATGTGAGAAACTGGAATGGTAAACCCGTACAGCATTCTTTCGATAATCATTATTATAAAAATCGTGGAGCCAAATTAGTTTATGTGAAAGATTTTCAATGGATTTAATTAAATTTAATCAAAGATATTATCCTGCATTTCAATCCGAAGGGAACTCATCTCAGTTTGCAATTCCATTTGCAAAATATTTCTGCAAAGGAAAAGGATATGATATTGGTTGTAATCGTTTAGAGTGGGCATATCCAGGCTCTATTCCCATCGACTTGAATTTTCAAGATCCTTGGGAAGCATATAACTTGCCAGAAGAAAAGGTCGATTACATTTACTCAAGTCATTGTTTGGAACACTTGTCTGATTGGGTAGCCGCACTAGATTATTGGACTTCAAAAATAAAAGACAATGGAATTTTATTTCTTTATTTACCACATTATAATCAAGAATATTGGAGACCATGGAATAATAAAAAACATAAACACGTTTTTACTCCACAATTAATTAATGATTATATGTTAGATAAGAATTATAAGAATATATTTTATTCTGAAAGAGACTTAAACGATTCCTTCATGATAGTCGGTGAAAAATGATTATTAATATTGAACCTTGGACTTTCGGTGGTCCTATGCGTAATGGTGATTTGATTGCACTGTTGAATTTTATCGTGCATCTACAAAAAGAAGATGCGAACATAAAGATTCATGTTCCCAATAGGTCAATACAAACATCAGAGTATGTAATTAAATTTAGAGATTGGCTAGAAGATAATACACATTTTCTATCAAAAGAACCAGGAACTCATTCTTTCTCCGAAAGAGATGTAAATCTATGGGATTATAGATCAGTTACAGGCGATCTTCTTGAACTAAATTTTAATAAAACTATTGAAAATAAAATATGTATTTTTCCTGTCATTGACGCACCATATAATGTATATCGTAACTGGTCAATTGCAATGATAAATGGTATTATCGATCATTACATGAAACCAGAATACGAAGGGTATACTAAAATTTTGGGAATGCAGAACATAGATAATAGAATCAATCAACAAGATTTTGTTGTCTCGACAGACTTCATTCAAAACATTGAACACATTATTACATGTAGTCATTTTGTTGGTGGTGACACGGGAACATCACATTTTGCTGCTGTTCTTCCCGTAAAAGAGAAGTTGAATTATTATTATGGTTCTGTGGGTTTACTGCATACTACGCCGCTATATGCCTTACAAGGAAAAGGAAATATTAATTTGTTTTGGAAAAATAATTGGAGAACTGACTTACTATGAAAATTAAATTATTCAGTCACATGGTAGACATCGGCTGCGGTAAAGAGATCACAGCAGAACAAACAGAACTTTTAGAAAAGACTGGTTTACTTGATGAAATAGAACTCGGCTATTTCTTTGCACACTACAATAAAGAAAACTATGCATGGCTAGAAGAAAGATGGAAAGATAGAAAGAATATCGATATTCTACATTACAATCAAGACTATCAACCATGGTATGAAGCCACCTCAGTAAACTATCTTCAAGAATATTGCCACGAATATGATGATGAATACTATGTGTGCTTTATCACACACAAAGGTGCTAGCCACGGTCCTGGAGGACATCAAAACTGGCGCAAATACATGCAGTATTGGAACATAGAGAAATGGAAAGAATGTGTCGCTAAATTGGATGAAGGTTATGACATGTGTGGTGCTGCATTTTTGAATAATCCGCCGCATCCTTTTTATGCTGGTAATTTTTTCTGGGCAAAAGCATCATACCTTAGAAAGTGCCGTAGATTAAAAACGCCACTTGAGAATATGTTCAAACCACAATTCGAAGGACAACCTCATCATCGTTTTGATCTTGAATGTTGGCATGGCAGTGGTAACCCAAATGCATATGATATGCATCCAGGCGAAACAAATCGTTGGTATTTACCTCCTGAAACATATCGTGAAGATATGGAAGGAACTTTTGTATATAGAACATCCTGAACGGAGAAATTGAATGACGCCGAATGAAATGATCGATGCACTGTCAAAATCAGTGCAACCAAAATATGTTAAGAACTACGATAACTATCAAGAAGGACAGTTCGTACAATATTCGGGACAACTCTGGGACCATAATGAAATATATGCTGCTATTGATACCCTAGTAAATGGTTCTTGGATAGTTTCAGGAGAAAAAGTAGAACAATTTCAAAATGAGTTTAGCAAAAAATTCAATGTCAAATACTCTCACATGGTGAACTCGGGAAGTTCAGCTAATCTTGTTCTTATTACCGCAGCAAAAAAATATAACAACTGGAAAGATGGAGATGAAATCATTGTATCGCCCGTGGGTTTTCCCACTACGATAGCTCCTATTATTCAGAATGGCATGAAGCCTGTTTTCATTGATATTGAACTCGATACATTAAACTTTGATATATTGAAAATAGAAGAAAAGATTACTTCAAAGACTAGAGCAATTTTTGTTTCTCCTGTTTTAGGTAACCCTCCAGATATGGATTTTATTGTTGCTTTATGCAACAAATACGGTCTGACACTTTTGGGTGATAATTGTGATTCTTTAGGTTCTCTTTGGAATGGTAGATTAATTACTGATTATTATGATGCATGGACAACATCGTTCTATCCAGCACATCACATTAGTACGGGTGAAGGTGGTATGGTATGCTCAAATAGTGAAACATTCATCAAAGAAGCAAGAAGCATTTCGTGGTGGGGTAGAGATTGTTATTGTGTAGGAGCAAATAATCTACTTGAATGTGGCACTTGCGGAAAAAGATTTGATAACTGGTTAGATGATTATGATGGTGTCATTGATCACAAATATTTGTTTACTAACATCGGTTACAATCTAAAACCTCTAGACTTACAAGGTGCAATTGGCCTAGAGCAGTTGAAAAAATTTGATATGCTTGAAAGCAAACGCAGAGAATACAAAGAAAAGATTCAGAAGTTTATTGAAGATAATATTTCTGGTGCAAGAGTAATCAATGCAACACCAGGTTCTGATCCATCATGGTTTGGGGTACCTATCTATTGTGAATCCCAAGAAATGAAAGAGTATATGGTATCACATTTCGAGAATCACAAAATTCAAACTAGAAACTATTTCAGTGGAAATATTCTATTGCATCCTGGATATAAACATCTAGATGACTATAAGAAATACCCGAACTCTAATCTAGCTTTGAGTAATGTATTTTTCATTGGCTGCTCTCCACTATACAATGAAAAAGTATTGAAGTACATCGAAGGAGTATGTCAACAATGGTGAACATTTTAGGTGCTGGATTTGTCGGTGGTGAGTATGCAAAACTCACTCCTAATGTAATTGTCAATGGGAGGAACGATTACGAAGTAAAGTCTAATGAGGTTCTTTACTTCATTTCGACAGTAGACAACTATAATGTTTGGACAGACCCTTATATTGATATTGATACAAATCTAACGACACTTATTAAGACACTAGAAACCTGCAAAGGAAAAGACGTTACATTTAATTTTGTAAGTTCTTGGTTTGTATATGGAAACGTTGATTTGCCAGCTAAAGAGACTGCCTGCTGCGACCCCAAAGGTTTTTATAGCATCACAAAAAGAGCAGCAGAACAGCTACTCATTTCATATTGTGAAACCTTCAATATTAAATATAGAATTCTGAGATTGGCAAATGTCTTAGGTGCGGCTGATAAAAAGGTATCAAAAAAGAAGAATGCCTTACAGTACATGATACAAGAACTACAAGCTGGAAACACAGTTCAGCTATATGATGGCGGTGAAGCCTACAGGGATTACATCTATGTCAACGATGCAATTCGTGCTATCAATTTAGTTCTACAAAAAGGAAAAGTCAACGAAATCTATAACATAGGAAATGGTATTCCTATTCGTTTAGTTGATGCTATTACCTATGCCGCACAAAAACTATCATCATCATCTAACGTGGAAAGTGTTGCAACTGCTGAATTCCACAAAGTCGTACAGACTACCAATATGGTTCTAGATGTTACCAAGATCAAACAATTGGGCTATGTACAGAACCATACAATTTATGATATTATAGACGATTTAATCATATAAATACTCAATAGGTAATCACAGGGTATTGCCAATTGAGGAATTCATGCTAAAATTCAAGACATTTCTAAAAGAAGAAACTACAGAACCGGAAGGCGAAAAGCTCAAACACATTGAGCACCTAGAGGACCATCCCATCAATGACGGAGCCAAAGGCTTCGAACATGCCGTCGGTGCATTAGATCAGGTTCATAATCATATCATTTCTGGTGCCCACGATTCTTCTCTCACCATGAAGCATGATGGCTCACCATCTATTGTTTACGGCCATCATCCAGAAACTGGCAAGTTCTTTGTTGCATCAAAGTCAGCATTCAACAAAAACCCAAAAATCAATTATACAGAAAAAGATATTCTACAAAACCATGGTCATGCACCAGGTCTTGTAGAAAAATTAAAAGCAGCATTAACACATTTACCAAAAATAACTCCAAAACAAGGTGTTTTTCAAGGAGATGTTTTATTCTCCAATAAAGATAAGAAAAAAGAAGGCGACAAATACAGCTTCACTCCAAATGTCATTAAATATTCTGCTAATAAAAATTCAGATGAAGGCAAGAAGATAGCTAAGGCCAAATTTGGTATCTATAATCACACCGAATATGTTGGTCCTACAGCAAAAGCTATGACAGCCAACTATAGTCCAGATTTGAGCAGCTTTGCAGAACATCCAGATGTATATCATAGACTACCTGGTCATGATACATCAAAAGTTGTTATGACTAAAACCGATCATGCAGAATATGCAAAACATGTAGCCGCTGCACAAAAGTTACATGATAAAAATCCTCATATGTATCACTCTATAGATCCTGTTAGAGAACATCTAAAAACCTATATTAACTCAACTGTAGACACTCAAGAGAAACCAACCGTTGAAGGATTACAAAAACATATTGAAAACAAACTAACAAAAGAAATAGATAAGAAAAAAACTGATGCTGGTAGAAAGAAATATCAGGATCAATTAAATGGATTAATTCAGCATACTAATGTACATAAACAAAACCTACAACAGGTTTTGCAAGTACATCATCATTTGCAAAATGCTAAAAATGTTTTGGTTCGTGTGTTAGCACAACATACTGGTGGATTAGATCATGAAATAAAAGGACAATCAGTTAAACCAGAAGGATTCGTTGTTAATCATGATGGACAAGTGTCAAAATTGAACGACAGAAATGAGTTCAATAGATTAAATCGTTTAGCGAGGCAAAAATAAATGTTATCAATACAGAAAAAGCTTTGGATAGAAAAGGCAGGATTACTAACGGAGTCTTTCGGAGACGATCATGACTATAAGAGTTTAAAGCCTGCACATTCATTTAAGACAAATGATAACCATAATATCGACGTTCATGTTTTTAATAATCCCAAAGGTCAACATGCAGTTTTTTTTAATAAAAATCTAAATGCAGTAACCAAACTTGTTCATTGGAATCATGGTGCAGACAGACCAAGTCCTGAAGATTTAGAAAAAGCAGGTCATGATGAGAAAGAACACCTATCGGAATCAGAAAAACTAAAAAATCTATCTCCCGACTCTGCGGGAAAAATAGTAGAACATTCTACTATTGTTCATTTAATTCACCATGTACATAAAGAGAAGGGTACATATGGGACTCCCGAACATAAAGCAGAAATATCACCACACGAAAAAGAAATAAAAAAATTAGGTTCGGGTGTTCATCATGATCAAGTTGAACTGAGAAAAGAACATGGAAGAGCCGCTGCTCATGCCATGGTCGAAACAATAAAAATGGAACATGGTCCAAAAGCTAAAATTCACAGAGTAGGTCATACATCAAAAAGCGGTGACATTGAAAAATTTACTAGTGGCAAGCATAAAGATACTCAAGAAAATCCATCCGATGTAGCTGTTCATATTAAAAAATCATCTAAGGCTACAGAAAATGAAAAAGATCACTATCATGGAGGATCTCTAAAATCTTCTGGAAAATCATCTCAAATAACAGCTAAAAATCCAGCAATACACATGCACGGTCTTTTAGATCATCCAACAAGAAGTTTCAATGCAGAAAAAATTTCAAGACAAGGATTGAAAAAAATACATACGGATATGGGTCATGGTGATAAGTCTGCCACAGAAAGAGGTAGAATGATTGATGCTGCAAGAAAAGACAAGAAAAAAGATATCAAAGAAGAATACTTAGAAGAAAAAGCACCATCACTCACAAATATAGAAAGTAAAGCAAACGAACTTGGAAAAAAAGTAAAAGTAAATATTGCAAAAGAACTACACTCTCATATCCATCATTTATTGCACAATGTTGGTGATGAAGGTCATCACATGATTGGAAAAATGCTTAGACATCATTTAGCACCAGAAACTACTATGCCTTTTTCAAAGATCCATGTAAAAGGAGATAAACCAAATAAAGTCCACGCTACAGTGACTTCTGGAAGTGATTCTCCGATACATAAAATTATTAATAATCCGAAATCTAGATATGCTGCAACTAGAAGCGGAGAAAGAGTCACAATTCACCATGTCGAAAAAGATGGATCACATACTGCTTTGGCACACTACTCACCAAAAACAAAGAGTAATGCATTTAAATCGGATGTTCATGGCTGGAATGTAGTTCCCGCAAATACACACTCAAAAAGCTAAAAATGAAAAGATTTTCACAACTATTAGAAGAAAACCAGAAAAAACTGACGATGCTGTTTGGTCGTATGAATCCTCCCACTAAAGGTCATGAGGAGAATGTTGAAGGTCTAAAACAAACAGCAGAAAAAGAAAAGTCAGATCATCTAGTAATTGCATCACACTCGCAGGATGCCAAAAAGAATCCTTTATCTCCAGATACGAAACTGAAGCATTTAAAAAGAGCATTTCCTGATACAAATATCATCACATCAAGCAAAGAGAAGCCTACCATTATGCACCATGCATCTGATGCACATGCTAAAGGCTATACTCATCTTCATGTTATTGCTGGTGCAGACAGAGTTGATGAATATAGAAGATTACTTAATCATTACAATGGTAGAACACATGATGAGGCTGGTAGACCATTTAAACATGGTTCATATAACTTCAAAAAGATAACTGTATCATCATCTGGTGAAAGAACAAAAGGTATATCTGGAACAGATATGCGTAATCATGCACAGAATAATGATTACAAATCGTTCAAGAGCAATCTATCTTCTCATATGCAGAAGAATGATAAACATGCTAAAGAACTATTTCATGATGTTCGCAAAGGAATGGGTCTAAATGAAAATGTAAGTAGAGGTATGTTCAAAGCAATCTTCATTACTGGTGGACCTGGTTCAGGAAAAGACATTGTTATTCGTGAAGGTGTTGCTGAACAAAAAGCAGTAGAACTAAGCACAATACAAGCATTTGAATATCTGATGGATAAAAAGAAACTGTCAGAACAAAGTAAAGATTTTCGTAGAGAAGCTATTAGAAATCGCTCTCCATTAATCATCAATGGAACAGCAGATAACTTTGATAACATAGCAACGATCAAAGAAGAATTAGAAGAACTTGGATATACCACAATGATGGTATACGTTGATACTCTAAATGAAGTTAGCCGTCAAAGAAACCTTGGACTGAAAAGAATGATCTCAGAGTCAGTTCGTGAAGAAAAGTGGGTGAAAGCTCAAGAGAATAAAGTTAAGTTTTACAGTATGTTCAATGATTTCAATCTATTTGAAAACAATGATAACTTAGAGATTGTTGAGGAATCTATTAGTGATGTTTACGATCACATCAACGAATTTTTAGATAAAGATAGTTTAAATGAAATCTCTACTGATTGGTTGATGAGAAATAAAAAATTAAATATTAACGAGAAGGTTTCTTTACTTTTTAAGGAGCAACAAAATGATTCAATGGATTCTAAATCTATTCAAAAAGCCAACATCAGAGCAAAAGGTTGTGGAAAACACGGAAGCCTCCTCTTTGACAACAACTGTCCAAGCTGCCAAATTACCAGAAAAGCAGGAAGACAAGACGATGTTAGAGACGGAGACGTTGCCAGTAACTCCAGTTACATCTTCAGAACCTACGTTGAAGGAAGAGGACCCACCCTCAAAGCCAGCCCGCCGCCCAAGGAAAGCAACTTCAGCAAAGACAAAGAAAAAATAAAGAAAAAAGGATTGGTCGATTCCCCAACACAGAATCAAAGACTGAGAAATGTGGCAGGAATAGGACCTGAATATGACACTAGACAACAAGGAACTGTATATCCCATGTCTGGTCTGGGAGATGTAACCTATCGTGAGGATGTAGAACCTTCGCATGATAAATATATGAAGGAAGGTACCGCAGCAGGACTTCGCAAAAGTTTCAACAAGTTCAGAACTCAAAAAGAAGCAATAGACGATCCTGGTGCTGTAGATATGGGAGTTGGTGGTGTTCTAATGGGAGCATCAAACAAAGAACCCATGCAAACATACAAGGATCAAGATAAAACAGTTGGTCTGCTAATTAAAAAGAACAAGAAACAAAAACAGGAGAAATAACATGTTCGCTAAAGACAAAGTGTCGCAGTCTCTAATTGATGCTGTTAATAAAGTCATCACAAAAGAAGAAGTTAAAGAACAGCTAAACGAGGCATTCCCAACTGTTGATGATGCTAAGAAAAGAATGGCCGCTGCTTCAGGTCCAAAACCTAGCGGTGGAGCTGGTATCAAATTAGGTACACGCTATGGTGGTGGTAAACAAGCTGATGAGCCAGAGAGTGATGAGGATGAAAAGCCAAAAGCAAAAAGAGAAAAATATGGTGCTCGTAAAACCCGTTTCACTAATACCAAACTATACAAAGAAGATGAGGTTCAAGAGGAACTAAAAGGCAATCAACATAAAATTGATGCTAATAAGAATGGAAAGATCGATGCACATGATTTTCAGCTCCTCCGTGGTAAGAAAAAGAAAATGACAGAAGGACATGCATTTGCAGAGCGTCTAGTGGAATCAATGTATGGCAAAAAGTCTGCACTACCAATAGACGAAACAGAAATGTCTGACGCTCAGAAAAAGAAAAAAGAAGAAATCGTTATGTCTATGAAAAAAGACACAGCAGGTCTTAAAAAGCGTTACGGTTCTCGCTGGAAAGATGTAATGTATGCTACTGCAACAAAACAAGCAATGAAAGAAGATGTTGAAGTAGAAGAAGAAATCGATCCTAATGTTCGCACAAAAGATGCTGTATCTGGAGCAAACAAACCAACTAAACAAAAAGATGATGTTGGTCCAGGCTCAGATGGAAGAAGCACAAAAGTGAAATTCAAAGGCGGTCCAATGGACGAAGAAAAAGAAAATGAGAAAGAAGATGAAGGACATGAGGACGAAGCAGAAGATAAAAAGCTAGTCAAGAAGATGGTGAAGAAAGATGCTTTGAAGGAAGAAGAACTTGATGAAGCAGCTAAGAAAAAAGCTCCTTATGATAGAGATGAAGTTGCGAAAAAAATAGGTGCTGCTATGAATAAAGCGGATGATGCAGTTCGAAAAGGTCGTGCTGAACGTGAGGCTGCAAGAGCAATTGCTACGGCAAAATACGGTAGTAAAATGAAAGAAGAAGTTGAACTTGATGAAGGAACCGAAAAGAAAGAAAGAAAACTAAAATCTTTCTTAACAATGAAAAAAGAAATGCTTGGTAAAGCTGGTATGACTTCAGAGAAAAAAGATGAAGAATAAGAAAACATTCAAAGAAGCTTTTGGTAAAAATCCATGGGATCCCTGGTCTGCAAAGGCCGGGATCGATGAAGCTAGTGCATCATTAAATGCTTACTTGTTGGCTAGAGGATATTCTCCGGAAACTATGCCATTGCATCTTAAAATAGCTCACTCAAAATCCTCTGCATTTAAGCAGTGGGCAATGAATCGTGTTCAAAAAGAAGAAGTTGAGCAAGTCGATGAAGTAAGTATGAAAACAGTAAAGAGTTATCTTAGCAAAACTGTAGACCCTATTGAAGGAATGCCTAGACCTGGTATGGGTAAAAGAATGAAAGGCATTGCTGCTGCTCATCAGAGACTTGTTGGTAAAAAACCAACTACTAAAGAAGAAGTTGAATTAGATGAAGGTTCAGTACAAGATAAGTTGCATGGCTCTCATCAAGAACTACGCAAGAAATCTGGATTGCCGCATCCTGATTATTATAAAGAATTAGGCAAAGCATATGACATTGAAGATGATAAAGAAAGAATGGCGAAACAGTCAGAATTAAAAAAGAAATATAATGTCAAAGAAGATCATGTTGCAATTGCTATGGGTAGACAACTTGATGATGAAGGTAGCATGGTTCTAACTCAGCTTGATATTATAGAAGATGCAATTGCTGACTTGCGTTCCACAATCAAAGATCCTAAAATGCAGATTCCTGCTTGGGTGCAATCAAAGATTACTCTAGCATCAGATTATCTAGACACAGTAGCACACTATATGAAAAGCAACAATGAAGATGGTATGAATGAGTCTGTTCTCTATGATGATCCCAAAGGAACACTTACTAGAGTTGCAGAAAGAAAAAAAGAAATGTCTCGTTCCGCAAGAATCATTAAATCAATTTATAAAAAGAAAGGTGTCATGAAAGAAGATACCTATGATTGGGAAAAAGACGATAAAGATACTTCCTCTTACGGAAAACAACCAAAGTTTGCTAAGTCTGATGATAAAGCAAGTAAGGTAAAAAAAGAGTCTGATGCTGCTGCGGTATTGTCTGGAGGCACAACACTAACGAAACAAAATCGTGATATTGTTGAGCTAGATCCTAGGATGAAAGTTCGTCCAAATAAGGATGCCCAAGACGCTGATGACGATAACAAAAGCCAATAAATAAATAACAAATAGGATATTTAAGGAGAAAAACATGTCCTCATGGGGTAATAACGATAACGCAGCAAACGCACCTTACTGGGCAGTAAACTCAGCTATTGCACCAGCAAACCCAAACAGAGCAGCACCTACAGCAGCTAACGTAGAATTGCTATATGCAAATACGACAGCTAACGTATATACATCCAGAGAAACCATCGGTTTGTTTGGACTAGACTCTCAAGAAATTGATGTTCTAGGAGATACTGGTGCTCATACAGGTTGGGTACTGAAAACTGAAGGTCAAGGCGGTCGTGCAGGAAGAGTTCAATACGAAACTCTTGTAGCACTAAGCACAATGAATAGAGATGGTGACGGACAACTGTTCCCGAACGTTTCTATCACATTGGCTACAACTACTTCAGCTTCAGTTGTTGCTAATACAAGCTATGCTAATTCTGCATCATTTGTTGTAACACCAACACTAGTTGGAAACACAGCAGCAGTTCTGACATATCAGTGGCAAGTCAACAATTCTTCTGGTTCTCTGGGATGGACAAACGTTGCCAATGGAACACCAGCAAATACTCAGTACACTGGCGGAACATCAGCAACACTGGTTGTCAGACCAGCAGATACAACTGTCAATGGACACAGATTCCGTGTCACTGCAACAGCCGCAGTACAAGGCGTTTCAGCAACATCGTCAAACAGCACCATTACAGTAACTTAACTTTGAAAGTGTGGGGAGGAGAAATCTTCCCCACTTCAATACATGTTTGATGATTTGAATGAAGAAAATTTCATGATGTATGCGGTAAAGGCGTATGAAGCACCTAACTGTATTATGTCTGAATTTGAAGGAGACTTGAAACGAACAAAGTATCTGAAAAGACTTTTTCGTAGATATAAAGTAACAAAGACATTAAAAGAAAGATTAATATTAAATCATATTATATTACTGTATAATGTGTTTGGCGCAGAAGCTACAACAAGAATATTATTCTACCGAATAGATGAAAAAGATTATGATGTTCTGAAAACTTTCTTGGTGTACCTGAATCTGTTGCCCAAGATAGTTAGAGGCATCAGAGGAAAAAATATAATAACATCTGATATTCAAATTGACTTACAAATAGCAGAGACATTAAGAAATATATGAAAACTCTAAAAGGTTTCTTACAGAATGAAGATTTGAGACAGTGGTTCAGCAAAACTCACCCCAAAGGCGATTGGAAAAGAATTAATTCTAAAGGTGAGGTTGTTGGTCCTTGTGCAAGAGAACCAGGTGAAGCAAAACCAAAATGTATGTCAAAAGAAAAGAGGGCACAACTTTCTAAAAAAGAAAGAGCATCTGCGGTTAGAGCAAAAAGAAAACATGATCCTAATCCAGAAAGAAAAGGTGCACCTATCAATGTGTCGAGCTATGGCAAAGGAAAGTTAAGCGAAGATATGGAACTCAACGAAAAAAATAAGCCAACAAATTCCAAATTATGGGCTAGAGCAAAGTCACTAGCAAGATCAAAGTTTGATGTTTATCCTTCTGCATATGCTAACGGCTGGGCATCTAAATGGTACAAGTCAAAAGGTGGTGGTTGGAGATCAGTAAAAGAAGAAAGAGAACCAATGAAATCATTCAAACAATACATCAATGAAGTTAATGATAAAGAAGATGTTATTACT